TCAATCCTCCTTTTTGCTTTATAATATCTGAAATCCTACGCCCGTGAATACGCTTGCCGTTTATGATCCAACTGCTATCAGTTTTATTTTCATAAACCTTTCCTACAAAGTACCAGTTAGTAGCCTGATATATTATTCCTTTGTGTGATTGGTCAATATCAGCATAAGAGACTATCATTTTGCACAAAGGGACGTCTTTTTTTACTTTCTTAATTGCTTTTGCTAATACTTGTGATGTAGTTTCTTGCTTACCATTAAGCGCCATTCTTACAAGTTCTATGATTTGTCCTTGTTTTAGATTATATTCTGATCCAATATTATTATTACTGCCTGTCCCAAATACTACACAGCCACACCATTCGTTATTATCATTAAATACTGAATAAGCAAATGTATTCACTGGTACTGATTTTGCATAATGAAAATTCAAACAACTATATTTTATCGCTTTATTGCTTGCCAATTCTAATCTCATAATTCACCACAACTTACAGAAAAGTAAGCTCCTTTATATTTTCTATCAATTAATTCTGTAATATCAGCTTCTGCCTTTTGCAATTGTTCTGCATTTTCAAAAGTTATTTTTATAATTGCAGGTTTGTTTCTTGAATCGTCTATTAGTTCATCTTCATTAAAACTATCTTCTGAATAGTTTATATCCTTTTCTTCAATCTCAATCCCCAAATCTTCTAAATTGAACCCGTACTCATCTGCTATTGCTTCTACATCTTCAAGGTCTATATTATAGTTTTGATGCGCGGTAGTGTTTGCTAATATTTGTGCCTTGTAGTAGGTATCTGTATCGTCTTCTATATCATTGCGAACAATTACAGGGTACTCATTCTCCGCAAGAGTTATTTCCTTGGGTACTAATCCCTTTTCGTCAAACTTCTCCTTTCGTGCGTGTCCTGAAATGATTGTCCCCTGTTTGGTTACTGATATACTCTCAATCACTCCTACCTCATCGATAGAGGAACTAAGTAGTTCCATACCTTTTTCTGTGTGCTTGTTTGTGTTTCTCTTACTTGGTTTTATACGTATCATTTAGATATATAATTTAACAGTGTTTTTTGTATATAATTTTATTAAATTATTGTATTTTGCTATTTCTGTATTTGATTTTCAACTACTTTCTGAAACTCCTCAAAGGTGTAGCATACGGTGTAGGTATGCCCAAGCGTTTCGGCTATTTTCTGAAAGTCTTTTTGATTTTGTGTTTGACAATTGCCTTTTACTTTCATTTCGATATAGAGGCTTTTACCTTGAGGAAGTAGCACCACCAAGTCGGCAACCCCTGCCAGTACGCCCTCTGCCTTGAGACGTTGCGCTTCACGAACATTGCGACTGCCCCCATTAGGAACAGCGTATATAACGAGGTGCGGATATTGGTATCTGAACCAGCGCACGCAGGCGGTTTGGAGTGTGCTTTCTTGGTGTTTCATAGTAGTCTATTTTGTTTCAAATATTTCTTTTAATACTTCAGTAGGATAACTCTTAACGAAGCCGTATTTGGCATCGTATTCATTGCCCATAGGGATAGAGCGTTGTACGCATATTTTTGCAGCTTTTCTCCCTAATGATATAGCTAACTGCAAGGGCACTCTTTTGCCTATGATATTGCTATATCCTGATATGGTAAAATAGTCTTCGTTTTTGGTGGTGATTTTAGCTTCTATCTTGGTGAGACGCTCATTTTGCAAGGCTATTTGCTCAGCTTGTGCTTGTTGTGCTTTTTCTAAGGCTATCATTCCTTGTGCTTGCGCCATTAATATTTCGCCTGCTGTCATTGGTTTGTTTGCTTCCTCAAAGCGTTCCAACCACGCTACTACGTGCCTACGTACGAACTTGCTTTCACGAAGTAGCACTTGCTTTCCTTGTGCGATAGTGAGTTCAAACATAGGTTGTTCTCTGTTCCATTGGTCTTTATAAGAGGTCGGCAAAATTTTTTGCTGACCTATTTCCTCTTCAAATTCATCTCGAATAATAGCCAGCATACTCTTATGTTGTAGTTCTGTTTCCTTACCTTCTTCTTTTCTGAAAAGGTTGATTTGTTCTACAAGTTCAAGGCTTGTAATAGTCTTTTTGGGTGTAATTCCTTGTGATGCAAGTATTAGGGTATTCATTATAATTTATTGTTTTACAATTTCGGCTGCAAAGATACGAAAAACTTTAAACTATTACTACAAAAAATTGATATAATTATTTGTTTACCAGCATTTTGCATAGTCATTTTACATAGTCATTTTGCATAGTCATTTTGCATAGTCATTTTACATAGTCATTTTGCACTATCATTTTGCACTATCATTTTGATTAACTAAAAACGTAAAAGTCTGATATATAGGCGTAAAAAAATATAAGATTGTGAAAATAAATATTTATAATTCATCTCTTTTTATATTCCTTACTTGCTTATGAACTTTGCTTAATGCTTTTTTAGGGTGTAACTTGCTGAAAATAAGTGATAATTTAACTTGCTGGTAACTTGCTTAACTGGCATAAAAACTTGTATATTTCTTTTGATAATTAACCTATTTTTATTACTTTTGCGATCTCTAAAACAGACATAATGGAACAAGAAATAACAACATTAGTATTCAAAATAGACAACAAGAAACCTGTAGAATTATTGTCTTTAACCCGTTCTATGTTATCGGTTACATCTCAATTTGATAAATTCAACATTGAAAAGGGACAAAATTCAGAAGCAAAATTATATGTAAAGGAAGTTCGAAAAGGTTCTATTATTATAGAATTATTTGATATTTCTTTGTTGTCAGGCATTATACCTTTTGTTGAAAATATCAATGTGGTAGCAGAATTTGCAGGGCATCTGAAAAATGTTTTTGACTACTACAAAGGAGATGAAGTTTCTAAAGAAGAAAACAAACCTATACTTTCCATTAGTGATTGTGAAGATTTTTCTAATATGATTAACCCTGTAGCCTTAGATGGAGGGGCTGTACTGAACATTCAAGTATCAGGAAATGAAAAATGTAATGTGAATATTAACATTCCTTCAATGGAGGCAAATGCCATACAGAATGGTTTAAAACGAGAAAAGGAAATGCTCAAACAAAAAGAGCTTAAAGGAGTGGAGCATAAACAGATACTTACCCTTTATCAAGCTGTGGATAAGAAAAAGGGAAATAAGGGGATTATTGAAAGTCTTAATAAAAAGCCTTTGGGATTGATTTTTGAAAATGATGATGATAGGGAAAAGATACTGTCTAATCCAATTCAAAACCCATTAAAGTATGCTTTTATTGTAGATGTAAGAGTGGAAGAGATAAACAATACACCTTCAGCATATAGAATTTTAAAGTACTATGAAGATGAAGGTTTTGAGTTATGAGGCATAAAAAGAGCCGTCAGTGTGATACTAACGGCTTTCTGTTAAGTGCTTGTTATTAGTCCTGCTCTATCTCGTACATTATAGGCATTCCTATTTCGGTAGCGATGTAATGCTCGATACACGCGCCCTTGCTGTCTTTCCAACCTTGTAGCATATAGATAGCCTTGCATTGCAGTAGGTCGGCAATATCTTTAAGCATATGCGCTTCCCAGCTGTCGTGCTCTGATAGTCCGTTTTCTAAGGGGTTTACGGGTTCATAGCCTAATCTTTTCGTTACTTTGGCTACGGCTGCAAAGCGTTTGCGGGTTTCGGTGAGGTCTGTACCGCTAATCTTTCCTGAGATGTAGATTTTCATCTTTTACAAATTTTCCGTTAATAATTTTGCCTTCTCTGTCTTTGATTTCGTTGTAGGCAATATTTAGGCACTCCTCAAGGGTGGAATCTTCTAATAAGGCTATGCTATTGAGGGGTCTCAGTATGTAACAAGCAGTAAATGAAATGTACTCAAGGGTGTCAAAAACATTGCTTCTTGCTTCATCGAAAATTAGACTGTTAAGCGACCTATTAACTTGTAAAGCTATAAACCATAGTGATACACGTGTGGTGTTGGGGCGTTCTAATGATTTTCTGATGATAGGTATAAAATCACCCTCTTTGAAATAGCAGTAGTTAATGAGCGTTACCATTACATCGCCAATAGCATCCTGAATAGCGGGTTTGTCGTTGTCATAACACGCTTTGATAAGTTCGCCAACCTCCTCGTGGGTTTTGAGTAGTTGGTCAAATGGGGTGCTTTTTTCAAATATCCCCCTTTCTTTTGCCCACTCTTGGATAAGTGGGACGATTTCTTTGATTGTTAAATTTGGTGTATTCATTTGTCTTTCTTTTTTAATTCTTCTCTAAGCCCCATACAATAGGAGCGGTAATTGATGTTAGACTCTCTCGTTAGTACATAGTCGTACCATTGCAGTATCTTTCCTTTGGGTTTGTTGTGCTTCATATCGTAGTATATATCTTCAATATTGAAGAAGTAATCCGATAAGCATATAATGCCCATACCTACATCGTAATTATCAAATTCAAATTGTAGGTCCTGTTTTTGGCAAAACTCCTTAATGAGGTTGCGTGCTGCGTACTCGAATAACTCGACTACTTCTTGTTCTTGTGGTGATTGTTTTTTCATTGTTCTATATTTTTTCTAAATTTTTTATATTTACTACAACTGTAGATCCACAAACTTCCACATTGTAACTTAGAGATTCATAACT